TGTTCCTCCCGCCAGGCGTGCAGTTCGTCCGCCACATAGGCGTGCAGGTTGTAGCTGTCCTTCGTGCCCCCTTCGCCCCCCAGACACACGAGCGTTGACAGGTTCGGCCGGAAGACGATGGTGTTGTTGATCGACGTCTTGTTGACGTTGCCGAAGATTTCGCACTGGGTGTTCAGGTAGCGGTTGCCCTGGACGAGCAGTGCGGCTTCGCGCCAGACGGCGAACGCCTGGTCCCGTTCGGTCGCGGCGCACTTGATTTCCGCGCGGGCCTCGCGCGGCTCGTCAAACGCGAACAGGACCAGCAGAATCCACGCTGCGAGCGGTGTTTTCCCGTTGCCTCGGCCCATGCTGATGAATGCCTCGCGAAACCGTCGGAAGCCGTCGGAACGGCGTTTCCAGCCGAACAGATTGAAGATCACGAATTTCTGCCAGGGCTGTAGCAGGCAGCGTTGACCGTTGAATTCGCCCGTGGTGTGTTTGAGGCACTGGATGAAGGCGATCACCCGATCCGCCCGCCGTTCATCCAGCCACAATCCGCGCGACTTCGCCGTCGCTAAATCATGTCGCCAGCGTTGCGCCGCGGCGCGAAGCATTTTTCCGGCGACAATCCGGCCGTTCAGGACGTCGCGGACGTACCGCTCGACGTCCGGCCGGTGACTGGACACGTACGCGGCGCGGGTGCGGCGGGGCTTCTTCAAGGTCTTCATTCACTCAGCATGGCTTCCAGTTCGTCGTCTTCGTCCGGTCGGCGGCGGGGCGCCATCGTGCCGCGGGCGGAGGGCGACAGACCGAATTCCTGCAACATGCGGCGGACGTCCCGCGCGGCGCGTTCCGCGGCGTTGAACAGCGGATTCAAGACCGGCAATCCCGTTGGTCCCACCAGCGTCAGGGATTCTTCCCGAAGCTGCTTGAGGATTTCCTGCCAGCGGCCGTAGCTGTCGCAGTACAGCGCGAGTCCCGCCACGTCGAGCTGGTTGATCAGGCCGTAGCCGTGAAGTTGTTTCGTGATCCGATTCCACTCGCGGCGGGCCAGTCCGTGCAGGTAATCCGGGCACGCCGGGCGCTCGCTGTCGAAGTCCTCCGCCGGTCGATGCTGGCGGTCCTGGCGCAGCGTTCCCTGCTGCCGTTTGATCGCGGTGGGTTTGCGGGGTCGCGACATTTACAGGTTTTCCCGGGCAGTCTTCCGGCTGTGACAGGCATGACACAGCGGCTGATGGTTTGTGGGATCCCAAAACCGCGGATCGTTGCGGCTGGTCACGGGCTGAATGTGATCGACGTCGGTGGCGGGGCGCAAAAGCCCGACCCGCACGCAGTCACGGCAGAGCGCGTTCTGCGGCTGGCTGAGGAATTGTTTGCGATACCGCCGCCAGCGGCTGCCGTAGCCGCGGTCGTTTGCGCTCGGCCGCTGTTCGCGCGGACGACGGACAATCCGACGCGGCTCGTGAGTCAGCGGTGCCCTGGGCATGGTCCGCCCCTCCGCACCAGGATCGCGGTTTCTTCGACGATCTGCACGGTTCTGGTCTGGACGTCGCGTGTCGTGTAGCGGAGCACCGACCAGCCGTGCAGGGCCGCGGCATTCAGTTTTTCGCAGTCGGCTTGAAATCCTCGCGGTTGCAGGTGGCGGCCCTTGACGAACTGGCCGCCGTCGATTTCCACGGCGATTTGCAGTTCCGGCCATGCCAGATCGAACCGCCAGCGGCGCACGGGATGGAACCTGTGTTCCAACACCGGCCGGGGCAGGTGCGGAAACGTGTTCTGCCAGACACGGGCAAACCAGCGTGCCAGCGGCGACGCGGCGCCGGGGCAGCCGTTCGGACGGCGTGGCGCGGCCTTTAGTCGGCCCATAGGTGGACGTCCAGCTTGGGACTGCCGGCGACGGCGGCGATTCGCACGGTGATGCCCGGCTTGAGCCGCACGGCATGCACCTCGCGCGGCTTGATCCGTCCGAAGGGCGCCATGGCGCTGACCGGCGGCGCTCCGGAGACGATTTCCGGGCCGTAGTCGATCGCGTCGGTGTCATCCAGATTGACCAGATGGAGCCACCCGAAGGTGCTGATCCCCGACAGGTCCAGGGCCGCATCGGCGCCGGCCGTCACCGTGAATGACTTCGCCGACTTCGTGGCCTGATCGAACGATCGCGCTCCGAGCTTGATCTGGTCCGACAGGTCGCCGTTTTTCAAAACACTGGTGACATTGATGCTGAGTTCGCTGGCCATGTCTCGGCTCCTTCGTGCGTGTTGCAGTCCGCGGGCTATTTTTTCTCGTACTGGCGGCACCAGTCGGTCGCCGCGACAACCGGCCAGTTGCCCGTTTGCTTGTAGTGCCAGCTAAAGGTCGGCGGCGCATGGTGGCACCTTCCGCTGTGCCCGTCCCTCGCTACATAACACGCACACGTCGCGCACACCGGCGTCGGCGCGTTGACTCGCTGCTTTTTCGGCATGACAGGTTCTCGCAAAAACATCCCGCCGCCGGCGGGCCGGCCGACGGCGGGTGTGATCCGGCGACCCTGGGTGATGCCGCCGGACGAAAGTCACTGCTGGTTACTGCGGTGGCGGCCGGATGATCGGTTCGCCGACCTCCAGACTTGCATCGCCGCGCAACACCTTCTCAACGGTCTTTTCTGCCACGGGCCGCAGGGCAGACCACAAACCCAGTCCGGCACCACCCGTGCCGAGCGCCAGGGCCGTGCCAACAGCCAGCTTGCCGAGCGTCCCGAGTCCGCCTCGTGCCGCCGTCTGCTGGTAGTGGTAGTGCGTGTTGTCGCCGATCTGAATCGTGCGGGACGTGCCGCCGCCGGAATCGCAGCCGATCGGCAGGCCCCGACTGCGGCGGTCCTGATCGCGCTGCGTCGCCAGAACCGAGGCGGCATCGTCCAGCATCAGGGCGTCGTGGGCGAGATTCAATTCAGACCGCGCCCGCTCCGCCCGCTCCCGTCGCGGGTTTTCCCCCGCTGGTGTAATCGGGGGTGAGGGCGGCCAGTTGCCCGCAGATTTCCCGGTAATCCGATTCAAGAGATTCACGGTATCTCGTCCCCTGCAGGTGTTCTGTTCGGTCGAGCAACACCGAATACCGCAATCGTCGGGCCTTGAGGTCCGCGATTGCGGATTCGATCTGGAGCGATTCGAGAGGCGTCATCGGTTACTTGCCGCCTGCCGTGGGCACCGGCCCGTAGTCGATGATCCGCGACCGGCCCGAACCGGATTCCTCGACGTGACGCACGCCGGTCGATTCGGCGAAGCTCACCCGATCCTTGCCGACAAGATAGCCGTAGCGGAGATTTTCCGCGTAGTGATCCGCGCCTTGGCGGCGACGTTCGGCATCGCCGTGTGCGCCCATCTTCAACAGGTCATAGTCTTCCGACGTCAGAGCCATAAATCACTTGCTCCTGAAAAGGGTTCTTGTGTGCCGCACCGGCGGCTATGGAATCCGCACGCGCGGCTTCACTTGGGTTGCTGGATGAGCTTCGTGATCGGCACGTCCACCGTCGTCCCGCTGCGCAGGTTCGGCAGCGATTTTGTCGAGGCCGTGCCGTCCGGTGATCGCACATTCAGATTCACGCTAATGACGCCAGCCTCGCCGGGCTTGCCGTCGCGACCGCGTAGTCTGTGTTCGTTGTCCGCCAGCCATTTCGCCACGGCGGCGGAAATCTGCTGATCCGTCGGCGGCGGTGGCAAAGCGGGAGCCGGGGCGTCCGGGAGCGGTGTCGGCTTCGCCAGTTGCTCCTTGAGGAACTTCACGTCCGCTTCGAGCTGTTCGACGCGCTTCGTCAGTTCAACGATGTACTTCGACGCATCGCTGTCGGGGAACGTCCCGTCGCGCGGCAGCTTGTCCGGCAGCACGATCGGCACGTTTGCCGACGGGTTCCAGCCGTTCGTGTCCTTCTGCGGATTCGGCCGCACGTCGCAGTAGGTGCCCTGCTCGCTGATGCGACGTGTCTTGTCCTTCGCCGGTCCCGGCAGATTGTCGTCGAGAAACTTCTTGATGGACGGATGCGGGCAGGCGTAAGCCCAGCCGACATCCGCTCCGCCGTTGAATCCGTCCGTCGTGATGGCGGCCAGTCGATGCTCCTGGACGATGCCTCCGCCGCTGTCCCCGTTCCAGAATGTGCCGGACTTGACGCCGAACACCCAGCGCGGCATGCCGCGGTCGTTTGTTCCGGTCATCGTGTACTGCAACCGCTTCACGTTTGGGCCGGAGCTGGCCGGAAAGCCGATCCCGGTCCACTCGCCCGCCTGACGCGGCTTCTCGTGCAGCGGCGTCACGGCCAATGCGTACTCGATCGGGAACCGGATCAAACTGAGGTCCACCGTTTCGTCCTCGGCGATGAAAATGCCGTTGCAGATTCTTCCGTCCACAAAACACAGACCCACCTTGTCACCCACCTGCCCGCAGCAGTGTGCGGCGGACAAGGCGAATGCCGCCTTGTCGTCCACCGCGATGGTGACGCCGGAACATCCGCCCCACGCGCCGATCCGCACGCTGGCCAACACTTCCGGCGGCGACACCTCGGCCGCCATAACCCCGCCAATCAGCCCGGCGACGACAAAGCCGGAGATCCCGACGCCCGCGGCACGTCCCATCCGCCATGCGTGAATCTTCATCCGCCGGCCTCCTTCTTGCGAACCTTTTTGAGACTTGCATCAACGACCCGCACCAGCCAATCCGTCAACGTCAGCCCGCACTCCGCCGCGCGGCGTTGGCACTCCGCCTTGAATTCGGGGTCTACCCGGATGTGCAGAGCGACGGTCGGTTTGGGGGTCGGCTTGTCTGGCATCGTGTGGCTACAAACATCTCGCGATGTTGCGCGACGGTTCGGAACCGGCCTTACGGCCGCCGTTCGCGCAGCCGCCTGGCCCACAGTTCCGCGTCCTGTTCGACGTGCGGGTTGCAGGCGTCCCAGCGTCCGAGATGGCCCACGACCAGGTGGCAGTTCATGCCCAGCTTGCCGCCGGTTTCGCAGAGGGTGATCAGATTGTTTTCGTCCAGTTCGCGAGACGGGTCCTGGCTGAAGGGGATGATGTGATGCACATTCAAATCGCGCCGCCGCCGCTGGCCGCACGCGGCACAGACCGGGTGCCGGTCCAGAAACCGGTTGCGGACGCCGGGCCACTTTCCCGAGCGCCCCTGCGTGATCCGCTGGATCGCGTCCCGAATCGGCCTCGGAATCAATCGCATCCCGCGTCCTCCTCCTCGTCCTCACGGTCGATCTGAATTCTGTTGCGAATCATGTACGACGCACGTCCGTCGGGCGTGGTGGCAGTGACCGACCATTCACTGTCGGAGTGTGTGGCTGGTTCAGCGGGGGAACCGGCACGGGCGGGTGAAGGAATTCCCACCCGTCGCAGTACCGCTCGAATGAGCCACAGCAGGAGTTTTCGGAGCGGCCACGTGAGAATCGCCGTGGTGCGCGTCATGGCTTGGTCGGCTCCCCGTGACAGTCCCGACGGCCGAACAGCAGCTTGGCGAAATCCACGGCCCCAGCGCCGCCCAGCACACCAATCAATGTCCCCAGGTCCTTCTCGGCGTTCCACCCGTTGGCGTAGTTAAACGCCAGAAATGCGACCAGGATCGTGCCGGTGACGGCGTACCTGGCGATCGGCCAGAAGGGCGAATCATTGGCGGGCCAGGGCATGATCTTCCTTGTCGTTGCTCGCGAGCCTCAGTAATGAACAGATTCCGGATCACCCGTCCGGCGTCTCTTGAAGATTTCCGATCCGCTGGCCGTCTCAAAGGCGTGCTCCATCACCAGCCGGTGTCGCTGCAACTCCAGTTTGAGTTCCTGAAACGATGCGGCCAGATTGTTGACGGCGTTGTGCCCGCTCTCCGCGAGTTCTTTGGACGACGCCCGTGCGGCTTGCATTTCCTCGCGGTGATCCGCCGTCAGTCTGTCGATTACGGCCCGCGTGTCCGTCGACCCGTCGCGCAGATGCCGGATGAAATAGACGACCAGCCCTACCAACACGGCCAGGGCGGGCACCTGTTTGGCGACTTCCACCCAAAGATTCGTGTCGGTCATGGTGATGGTCGGCCCTCAATCCTGTATTTCCAGCCGCATCAGGTGTCGAAGCTGCTCCTGAAGGCACGGCACGCACACGCCGAACGTCGTCCGCCGCTGGTCGCACTTCTCGCCGTGGCAACGGATACAGACGATGTCGAACGGGCCGGTGCTCCGCGACTCGCGCTCCAGCTTGTGCTTGATTGACTGGTATTCGTTCGCCGAGCTCATCGCGGCCCCTCCGGCGTGGGCTGTCCGTCTTGCGGCCGGCCTGCGGATCGCCTACAGTCCGCACGCCAGGCTGCCCATTCATCTTTGCGAGAGTTGTTGCGCATGCGTCTGGCCGCGTCGTTTTACCGCGAATCCTTTGAGTGTCAGGCTGACAGTGCGGCCGACGACGTGCGCGACATCTGCCGTCTCTCCGGCGGTCGCTCCCGCGCCGAATCCGGCGCGTCAACCGCGACCGGCTTCGCCGATGATTTTGGCGGTGATTTCGACCCGGACGATGCCGACGATTTGCTGCGGCCTTCGCTCGCGAGCACGGTTGATCGGCGAGGCGTGGCCGTCGATCGGTCGCGGTTCGGGCAGGGGGACGATCCGTTTTGGGAAGTGCTCAGCGACCGCTACTGTCGAGGCGATCGCCGCCGCCGGAAAATGCTCGCCGCGTTTGTGCTCCACGAACTGGCCGGCTGGACGGTCGAGCTGCTCGGCGAAACCTTCGCCGTGAACAAGGGCAACGTGTCGCGCTGGCTGCACCAGGTCCGCGGCGACCTGCGACGACTTTACGGCGCCGGAGAACACGCCTGCCCAAACGCGAGCCCTGCGGCTGGCGTGGTGCGCCGCGCCAAGGCCAAACGAGTCGCCCCCCACCAGCGACAGCTATTCGGCTAGGGCACCGCTTACGCGATCCTCCAAAAGCGTATTCGGCCGTCCGGTGTCTTGCTGCCGCGGACTTTGTAGCCGTGTTTTTTCGCGAACAGATAGACCGTGGAACTCTCCCGAATCGAAACGGCGAACGATTCATCGCTGCCCGGCGTCATCTCGGCCAGGGGATACTGCGGCTGCGGCTGGCCGATCAGCGGCGGCCGGGGAACGTGTTCGATCTCAATCATCGTCTGACTCCCGATTCAAAACGGGCGCGGTGGCTAACGGCGATGTGCCGTGTCATGGACGCACCGGGATGCCTCAAAACAGTTTTCTCTGGCCTTCCAGTGGCACGATTGACGGTCCGGGTGGCTTGGGTGCGCGGCGTGTGAGGCACCGCGGTTTGGTCGCGATCCGAGCTTCGGCCAAGGCGGCATAGTCCGGGTTGAGTTCGCAGCCGATGGAGTCGCGACCGAGCCAGCTCGCGACTTGCAGCGTGGTGCCGCTGCCCATGTACGGGTCGAGGACCGTGGCGGGAACCGGCTCGCCGGCGCGGCAATCGCACGTCGGCCAATAGTCTTGGACGATCGTGCGGACAATGTGCCGCTGCGGATCGAGGTTCGGGGATGTCGATCGACGTTGGCCGAGCACTTCATCTCCGCCGGATAGCTTCCAGATTTTGTGGTCCTTGCCCGGTCGCGTCGACACGCGCTCGCGGTCAACGACCGGGGCGTACTGCGCGCCACACGCGGGACAGCAACCGGCCTGCGAGGTCGCGGCGCGGATGATCCGGTACGGGAGTTCACTGGGGAACGTGGCGAAGTGCCGTTCCTTGAATGGTTCGCTGGAGAGTGTCCAGACCGATCGCGGGTTGCGAACCTCGGTAATCGCCCTAAATGCTTCGCGACCTGGTGCGCGACACTTGCCATTGAATTCGCCACGCTGCCGACTGCCGGCCTTGTGTTGCGCAAAGATCGCCTGTTCCTGAACGGCGTCGCCATCGCAGAAGTACGGGGTTTGCTTCGCGAACTGGAAGATGTACTCGTGGGCGGTCGTGCAGCGCCACGATCCGCGACGAAGGATGTAACCGCCGTGCTCGCGGCACTTGTCGCAGCCGGGGCAGTTTGACCATCGGGCAACCTCCATCGCCACGCTTTGGCCTCTCGAACCACGGTGGGATGATGTCTCCACCATCTGAAACGCCGGAGACGTGCTCTGTTTCGTGCGTCCATTACGCCCCGTCTTCACGCGGCACCTGACCCACCGGCAGCCGCTGATGCTCTCCGGCATCGGCGACCCTTTGGCCCACACGATCGTCGAACGCAGCACCCAGCCGTCCGCCTGCATGGCGAGGGCGAACCGGTGCGGGATCAGGAACTGATTGCCGTCTGCCAGACCAGTCTCCGGGCAGGCGGCGATGAGCGATCCATGATTCGTGGCCTGCTTCCGATGCTCACTCTCCGCCGGGTTGCCGCCACGCCCGCCGCCGGAATAGGTATCGCCGAGGTTGACCCAGCACGTCCCATCGTCACGCAACACGCGGCGGACTTCGCGGAACACGGCGATCTGGTTCGCGAGGTACTCGTCGATCGTCGGTTCGTTTCCGAGCGCCCCGGCCACGCCATAGTTTCTGAGCTGCCAGTAGGGCGGCGACGTGACACACGCATGGACCGATCCCGGCGCGAGCGCTTTCAGCGTCTCGCGGCAATCGCCGATCAGGATGCGTGGCGTCGGGCGGGTCATGGTTTCACCGGCTTGCAGAAGCCATTTCTGGCCAGCGAGCGATAAGGCGGTCACGCTGTCGGTATTGGTTCGCGGTGTGCAGGCGCCCGGCCATCGCCTTGGCCCACACGTGCGATTCCTGCGGCACGCCGTCGCGGTCGCCCGCCCGCGCCCGCTTCAGCCGTCCCACCAGCCGCTTGACGCTGCCGGCGGGACGTTCCGAGACCGACCAGTGCGCCACTGCCAGGAACCACAACAGCGACGCATGCTCGGCCGGCAGGAACCTCGTCCGCACGCTTTCGCGGTGCAGCACGCCCAGCACGTCCGGTTGCAGCGACGTCAGGGCCGCGTCCGTCAGTTCACGCCACGCCTTCGCTCCCTGCTCCACGGCACGTAAAAAACACCGCGCCGCGTTGTCTGCCACGTCGGACGAAATCCCCGCCGATACCTCCGAGATTTCTTCCGACACGTTACACACACGTTTTGAATATGTATGAGACACTACACGTTCACGTGGGGTTGGGTTGGGTTGGGTTGGGTTGGGGTCGGTTGGGGTCGGTTGGGGTGCGCTGGCCCTGAACCGGGGCGGCTGTTCCGAGACTTGCGGCAATTTCCAGAGCCGCGTGAACGACACGTACAGCCGCCAGGGCCGACCGGCCGATTCCGAAGCCACCCCCCGCGCGATCAACCGGTTCGCCGCCTTGCCGACGCCGGGATCAGAACACCGCATCCAGTTCGCCAGCCGGGTCTTGCACTCCACGACGACCACCGCCTCGGTGACGTCCGTCAGCTCGACGCGGCGCCCTTCGTGAAACGCACACAGCAGCAGTTCGACTTCCAGTCCGACACACCCCACGGCGATGGCGTGTTGTCGTAAACTGGTCTCCGTGAAATCCATTCGCAGTTGATTCATGCGCGCAGCATCTCCCTCCGTGAAGGTGATCCCAACTCACCCCAACTCACCCCAACTCACCCCAACTCAAAAAGGGAATCTCGGACGATATTCCAACGACTCGATCGCGGCCGACAGGTCCGCGCGGCCTAACACAGGGGATAGGCCGCGCGCTGCTACCGTAAGTGTTAGCGTGACAGGGCGGGGCGCTTTACTTCATGCGACCCGCCATATACAGCTTTGATCCATTCGTAGGCTTGCTCAAAATGGGATGCTGCCACGCGCGTGCCATCGTAGTACCAGAGGAATCCGTATCGGTCATGCGGATCGCGCTCGAATCGCAGGCTCTCACCTGTCCCGCAATCAGCGTTTATAAATTGCACCAGTCCTTCAGCCACACTCACGCGGTAGCGGATTCCGCAAAGGATCACGCTCTCGGGCATCTCTGCAATTGGATCGCCGAACCATTGGTGGTGCCAGAGCGCGTCGAAGGACTCGCGATGCCAAGCCGCAATGCCGACGTTTACCCACAGGTAGCTCAAACCGAAAAGTTTGTTGGCTGCGCGGCAGAACGGGTAGGCCAGCCGCCACACCCAACGTCGCACGCTAAC